CTCCGCAAAAACAGCAAGCTTCAATCCAAGATGTTAGACTACATCCTTCGGGTCATTGACAGTAAAGGTGAAGTAGTTGAAGCTTGGAGGTTCCAAGGGTATTCTGGTCATTCCATGTGGGATGAGGAAACATACTTTAAACGTAGATATCCCAAGGACCAAGGCTTTTCTATAGAATGGTAACAGAATGGGGGAAATAATTTCCCCCATTTTTATGAAAAAAGTAGTTGACTCCTACTTTAGATATGGTAATATCAATTATCAAAAGAGGTTGGAGGATTCATATGGCAAAGCTTAACCAAAGCCACATATTGAAGTATGCAAAAACGCATCCCAATCTTAAAGGTGCAGACCTTGCTTGGGACGAGCCTGGTAAATGTATAATTACTCTACGTGACGGTATTACATGGAATGCAATGGATAACAATCGCCATGTTGAAGGTTTCATCTTTGATGATTCGTATGGCGAAGAACGTGATACGCTAGAGTATTTTACAGGACAATTGCGTATGATTGAGCCTGAAAAATAGGAAAAAATAATCCTATTTTTTTGAAAAAAGTAGTTGACTCCTATTCTGACTGTGGTATTATGAATCATCAACAGAGGAGGTCCACATGAGCGTTTACGTTTATCGCATCACCGCTAAGAAAGTCCGCTGCTCTGATGGTAAAGAAGCTAATGTAGCTATCTTTGCCTATAAGCCCTTCTTTTCAGATAGCAGAAGTAACGAAAATCGCAAACTGCATTTTAAATCTGGTTGTGTTGCTAGTGAGCGTCTGGCTAAACTTGGTAAAATTCTCGATAGGATTGTTATTGGTGATCTCGTTTTTGAAAATCCCCGTAAGCTTCCGTATCTCTATGACTCTGAATTGGGTGAAAAAACTTTTCCCCTTATCAAAGTCTCTGCTAACGGTTGAAAGGAAATCCTATGAATATGCAACCTTGGAGGGCTGATACCGAATGTCCCTATCCCATGTATCAGGAATTTAAGATGCTTCTTAACCAAGCTTCGTTCCACTATGCGGATGATTCTGGTACGGAATGGAAATCTGCCACAGCCTGTATTTCAAAGGCGGCAGAGGTTGCCATAGCGGCTGATTACCCATATTGGGCTATAGAAAGAATGTGGAGTGAAATCAAACCCTTAGCTTCTTGGGATGGGTTCATGAACATATACATAAACAAATTAAAAGAAAAAAAGTGATATTTTTTAAAAAAACAGTTGACTCCTATTCTGATTATGGTATTATGAATCATCAACAGAGGAGATCACCGCATGGCTTACACCTTTAGCACTGAACTGGTTTCGGACCTCCACAAGGACGCTTTTGGCTATCGTCCTTCGGCTGACTTCATGGACATGTGGAAAAATGGTCTTTCTGATGAAGGGCGTCAGGCTGAGTGGGACTACATGATCAATGCTCTCAATGCCTCTATTGAAGAAGAAAAGATTCGTGAACAGTATGATCTTGAGTCTTTCGAAACTTCTCTCAAGCTTATCATGGACACCCATAACATTAATGAAGAGACTGCTCTCCGCTGGATGACCCAGATCGAAATCATGGATAATTCTCAGGATATCGAACATTGGGTCTGGGGTCAGGGAATCCTCTTCACCGAACGTGGTAAGGAGATTGTGAAAATCCTGAAAAAGATTTATCCGACCGACTACTAAAAAATAAGGCGGGGGAAACCCCGCCATTTTTATTTGAGAAGCAAACTATTCATTAGATTTTCCCATTCCATCTTTCTCTTATTCCAGCTATAGAAATAATCAAAAAACTGCTTCTGGAAATCTAGATAAGGTGTGACGCCCTTTCGAGTATTCTTCACACTCTCAATAGCATTATTCAACGTATGTGCAAACTGAACAGCATGTGCGTTCTTGTTTTCGTTGAACGGATACATCATAGCGAAGTTGGCACATGTTTCAGGAAGCGCAGCAAAGTTTGGACACACAACAATATTCTTTGCAGACATTGCTTCAATTACAGCAAGACAACTTGTCTCAGGCCAAATCGAAGGATACGCAAAGATGTGTGACTTTACTAATGCTTGTCTGATTTCTTCGTTAGAGACTGATCCATGATAAGTTATATTTTTGTTTTCTTTGCAGCGATCAAACAATTCTTTATACTGTTGATCTCTTTCTTCCCAACCATAAATCTTGAATGATGAGTACACATCAAGATGAAGATTGTCATGTATCTTGCAGAGTTCTTCAAACACAGGAATAAGAATTTCCAATCCACGATGCGGAGTCGTATGATAAATCAAACGAACTGTACCATCATATTCTTTGTTGGTAATCGGAATGGGATCGATTGCATTTTTAATGACCATACAATCAGAATATGGAACACCACTGATAAGATTGTATAGCTGCATCTGCCAATCAGAAACACAAACAATCTTGTCAAATCTTTCACGAGACTTTGCATCTGAAAGATGTGCGGATTCTGGATCGTTTGGAAGATCGTGTAACCAGAGAATCTTTTTCTTGTTTTCTTCAAGTTCTCTTACACGAGAAGGAATGATCTGAAATTTTCCTAGAAGATACGGATCAATTGTGTTGTGCAAACGTTCTTGCATCAACTCTGTGCCACCACGGGCATTTTTATTTACTTCGTTTCGCTCAATCATAACAAATCCTATTTTGTATTATTTTGTTTTTATAAAATCAGGTAATTTAATTTCTGCTTTTTCGTCTTGAATCTTTAGAAGTGTTCGTGCCAATAATGTTAGCACACTCCATGCACAAAATCCAATAACTGCTCCTGCAAAAACAATATAGTCTGATTTATGAGGAAGTTCCATGTAATCTAGTAATGGACCTGATCCTATGATCGCACACATAGTACTCACACTCGATCTAATAGCTGCATCCCAAACATTTTTTGGTCTGTAAAAAGCCATGAACGTAGCTCCACCTACTAAGCCTCCAGAGCCAGATATTATTTTCGCCATCAAAGGTGTCATTGGATCAGTCATGGAAGCTTCCTCTGTTTTACTATGTTGTTATTTATTTAAAAATTATCTGCAAAACCAGAGGCAGTTTCCTCAATATACTTTTGTAGATCAGTAAATCCACCAATTGGTGTTTTATTTACCAAAATATACGGAACACTCTTAATGTTAGGATACATTTCAACAAACTCGTTGATACCGATATCCTCACCAACTTTCAAATATGAATATGGAATTTGCTTAATATTTAGTAGTTCTTTTGCCTTTGTGCAATAGCTACAATTATCTTTTCCGTATACAGTAATCATATTATCCCTCAGTTCTCTTCCAAGGACCAAATGCAGAAGCATGATTTCCTTCTACACGAATATATCTCTTATTAGTCTGGCTCTTATCTGGATTTTCAATAGTCACCATTGTCTTCTTTCCCTTTTCCCATGCCTTAATTTGATTAAGGAGTCGGAAACTTGCAGGACGGTCCCTTCTGACAGCATTAATAAGCTTTCTAGAAACTGATGCGCCTTGACCCTTCGAAGTATATGATGATCTAGTACTTTTCTTTCCCATAATATATTATTCCTTCGCTATATTTTTTGTTTTCGTCTGATATAATGAAAAACATGCAATGCATTTAATATACACTGTGCTTTCCACTGGTTTGAGTCTGTTGGGAACAAAGTCTGCAATAATAAGAGACCTTGTTCCCCTCCGACAAGCGGGGCATTCTCCGACAATAGATGGGACACCTCTTTCTGTTATTACAGAAATCGTGTCGTTATCAAGCCTTCTTTGTCGTTCCAGCACCCTTAGCCTTTCTCTTGGTCACGTTCTTATCTGCCTTATCGGCAACCTTACGTGCAACCTTGGCGACAGTTTCTTCTGCTTTGTTTGTAGCTTGAGTAACAGCGTCAGTGATCTGATCATTGACCTTTACTGCTGCATCCTTTGCATCGATCTTACCATCATTGTTAAGATCGCTCTTGGGCCACCAGTACCATGCAAGAACTGCGAGAGCCACAATCACACCAAAAATTATCCAATCCATTTTCTATCTCCTAAGTTTATTTAAATGCGATTTATGTACTTTTACTTGTATCCAACTATTATAATAATCTTCGCTTTCTAATACCTGAAGTTCAAATTGATATTTCGCTTCGAAATAATTACATTCGCCTTTAGACTTACATAAACGAAGAATTTCTCTTTTAAAATTTTCTGCTCCTAAATTAGAAACATCATCTTGCAACTCTTTATTAGAACCATAATATGCTTTCCAATCAGATTCTACAAGACTTCTTTTCTTCTTCCCCTTGACTTGTTTAGTCTTAGTTCGTTTTAAAAGCTTCTTACCTATATATCTTTTATTATTTACTAGATTTGTTATATTATAGACAAAACCAAAATATTCTTCAAGAATTTCTGAGTCTACAGCTTGACCCTCATAGAGCCACGGGTTTTCATAAGACATGGGATAAGCTCCTTATCCCATATTTATTAATCTTCTTCTTCCCTATCGTCTTCGTCGTACCATTCGTCTTCTAGATCGTCATATTGAATTTTTTCACCACAAAAAGGGCAGAACTCAGGCTGACCAATTTCGTCATGTAAAACCTTAAATTCTGCTTCACACGAAGGACATGTGATTTCTTTATCGCTCACTTTTTTTCTCCTCTATTATTTTTTTAACATCTATTACTGTTTCTTTCTCAATAATCTCAATACAAATATTGGTGATTTCAATATCCTTCTGAATGAAGAACATCTTTTGTTGCAGTTTTTCAAGTTGTTCATGGTAAAAAGCTAGTTCTTGTTCTTTTCTACGACGCATTTCGTAGATGTCGTTGAGTAAAATTATTTTACCTGACATTTTTACTTGTTCCACATCTCCATTATCTTATTCTTTTCATCACGGCTGAGAGGAACATAATCTAATTCGTCGGCCATAGAATCACCATTCTCATAAGCCCACTTAAAGAAAGCAAATGCTGCATTTTGCTGATCTACATTTTGTGGCTTCTTGTGCATCAAGATAAATGTTGGTGCGGCAATAGGCCAATCACCATTTTGAAATGACTGCTTTCCTGCACGAACAATTTTACCATCAATTTGTAGTGTAGAATATTTGAGTTTGTTTTGCTTGGCATAAGCATACTCAACATATCCAATCGAGTTCTTTGTCTGAGATACATTACCAGCAACACCTTCGTTACCTCTGGCACCAACACCTACAGGCCATTCAAGTGCAGTGCCTACGCCAACCTTACTCTTCCATTCATCAGAAATAGATGCAAGGTATCTGGCAAAAATAAATGTGGTGCCTGAACCATCAGAACGACGAATAACTGAGATGTTGGTGTTGGGCAAATTAACGTTAGGATTCAACTTCTTGATAGCTTCATCATTCCATTTGTTGATCTTACCAAGATAAATGTTTGCTACTGCTGTTCCATCAAGAACTAGATCAGAAACACCGTCAAGATTATAAACAACAACGTTACCACCAATCACTGTAGGAAATTGAAAAAGCCCATCTTTGTCTAATTGTTCTTGTGTTAGTGGCATATCAGATGCGCCAAAGGTTACTGTTCTAGACTGAATCTGCTTAATGCCAGCACCAGAACCGACACTCTGATAGTTTACTTGATTTCCTGTTGCATTTTTATAGGCATCTGCCCACTTAGAATACACTGGATACGGAAAGGTTGCTCCTGCTCCAGTAATAGTTT